ATCAATGTAACGCTCTGCCCTGTTCGGCAAGATAGCGACGATGTTGTAATGATTTCCATCCACCGTTAATCGCATGCCTGAATCAATGCCGGCCATGTAGCGAATGCGGAACGCGGCTTGTACTGTTGATGTGTCAGCCCCGGATTTAATAGCAGCCACACCGGACAAATGGCGAACCGATCCCCACACAGCAGCAACTAATGACCATGATTCAACCGGCTGGCCTAGCTCATCCTGTGAGCTACTACGTTGCTCAATATTTAGGCGCGTATTTAAATTAGCGGCGTAGATCATTGATAAACCCGATAAGGTTCGAGCAGGCGATGCCAGAAGCGATCAGGCAATGCCGTTGCTTGTTTTTGCGTCATTGTTTCGGCTTGCGCAACCATCGTGCCGATAGCGAGTAGCATCCATGCCTTGATAGCCGCAGGAACATCAGCCGCGACACCATATCCGCAGATATACCGAACCCGGACAGCGTTAATCATTGGATAGGTTTCCGGCCATGCTTTCCCGTATCCAATCACCACATAACCCGGATCAAAGTCTTTATCGACTACGTAATCAGCCGGGTCTAGCGTTTGTTCTACCCCCGATGAATCAAGATATTTGACTGAGACAACAGACTGAATCGGAGAACCAGATAGCGTCAGAGACTCAGGAAATGAATCAAGAACTAGCTCGCGGGTCTGAGTACATAGCGCCCGGTTTAGCTCATGCTCTGCGCTTTCCCGCGATGATGGAATGATGACGCCGTTTAGCAGGTCGTCCAATTCAGTGCCATCAATCCGACAATGGTCTTTTGCTTCGGCGAGCGTAACCGGCTCAACTACCGGCGCGGTGATGAGCTTATAAGACATGTGTTTCCTTAATTTGTGGGCATAAAAAAACCACCCGGAGGCGGCTTATTGATTGGTTTCGACTAGCGTCTTATTCCGCCAGTGTTGCTATAGCGGGTTGCGTGTGTTTGCACTGGCCTGGACTTGTTTTGCGTGACTAACACGGGGCCACTTCCAGATGGCGCTCTTGCGTATATCTCTCCCGCGACGATCAACGCAGCATAACCACTGGCAATACCTTGGCCCATTGATGCAGATATAACGTCACTGGCGTAAATTGTTGCCGTCTTGCCGGTTGCTTGTGCCGTTCCTCGATTTGCTGCCAGAGTAAATGCAATCTCAATGGCAGCGGTATAGCCTGCCGCCGTAGCCGTACCTCGGGAAGCTGATACAGTGACACTATCGCCGATGTTTGCCTGACGACCTGATGCCGTAGCTATGCCAATATTGGCGCTGATTGTTACATTGCCGGCGCTTTGTACATCCGCTGCAAATCCGCTAGCTGTAGCCGTGCCAAGGTTTGCGCTGATCGTTGCCGCTTGCGCAATGGTTGCCTGTGCGCCGCTGGCCGTGGCAGTGCCGCGATTCGCTGACAGGTTGAACGCTTGGGCGAGTGTTGCGGATAGGCCGGATGCAGTTGCAGTGCCTAGTGCGGAATTGATCGTTACAGGCGATGATGCGCTGATTGATGCCTGGTAACCGCTGGCACTTGCCGTGCCGAGGTTGGTTGTGATGGTTACACCACCACCTGCTCCTGCTTCCGCAAAGATGCGGCGCGGCATTGGCTTGAATATCTGCCACGGGTTATCTGATACCGCCTTTATCTCTGCGTCGGATAGTGCGCGACTCCACATCAACGATAATGGAATAAATCCGTCTGCCGCTTCATTTGAGCCGGAATAAGTTCGGATACCTATTCGCGTATCGCCGGTCGCTAATGGTTTTGCAGTAAATGCAGCGGAACTTGACACAAGAGCGCCGTCAACAAAAAGCGCCGCCGCTGACCCAGTTTGTCGAGCCGCTACGACGTAGCGTTTCCCGACAGCTGCTGACACTCCATGCCTAAGTTCGTTGGTTCCTACCGACCCGCTACCTGCAACGTAATACCGTGCGCCATGGGCGGAATTCCAGTGCAGGTCCAAAGAAAATGCTCTGCCCAACGAATTATCGTCACGAGAAAACAGCATGTGCGCCGATGCGACGGAAATGCTTTTCGGCGTATAAATTGACAGTAATGTCATCGCAGCAGGATTAAATACCGCACTTGTTCCGACAGAAATACCCTGCGTTGACGATCTGGTAAATTCTGAACTTCTTCCATCAACGGTTAATGCACTTCCCGGCGTACCAACAAAACTAGCCGGTTTATTTAACGCGCTATTTAATCTCGGATTGGCCCCTGAAATAGCCACGACAAGCCCCCGAGTAATCGGATTGCTTAAATCAATCTCGCAAGCCTGTTGCGGTTGCTGAGTCCAAACAGAAGGGCGCAGCAGTGCCATTTAGACGCTTGATCCAGTGACTTCAGAATATTTGACGTAATTCCCTGAAGCGGCAAGTGAAGCACCGGAATCATTTTTGACAATGATCTTTGTTTGCTGCGGAAGAGCGCCACCAAACGCCATTGCCAGCGAGAAAACTCCGATCTGAGCAGTAGAGTTAGTACCAAGCGGAACCGTACCGATAAACGTCAAATTAGGCTCGTCCGTTGTGGTTGTTCCAGATTCCGGGCCTGACTCGAAATCAGTACCGTCTAGCGAACCTTTAGCGAATACCACTAGCTGCTTATTCCCTGAGACAGTGCCGGGAGTGGCTTTGACCTGAATCAGTACGTCTAGCGGGTCATTCGTCGTATGCGTGATCGTGCCGGCTGAGACATAAGTGACGTTTGCCAGCGAATCCAGCGCGGAAGTGGTTAGGGTTTGAATCGCCCCGGTAATGAGTGAGATCGTAGCCATTAGTACCCCTCCATTGCTTTACTGACTTCCTGCGATGAAACAGGATCTGCTTGAACCGCCACGTTAAGCAACGCAGTGATGCCGTCAGCCATCTCTGGCACAGCAGCTGCGAACGCATCCAGTTGTGCGCGAGTAACCGGATGACCAACATCAAAGGTCGATTGCTCAATCATCTTGAGCGCCCATTTAACATTCGAATTAACCGGACTCATTGCTTCTAATGCGTTGAGGAAGTCACCACCGATAGGAGCCATGACAGCCAACACAGTGCCGATGCCGACAGGCGTAGATGCCACCTTGACGCGACCAACCGATAGCGCATCAGCGATTGCCCCGTGATCGTCAAGAGGCAGACCTAGCGCAAGGATTTCTTCACGGGTGACCATGATTAAGCCTGCGACAGTGCGAGGATGCCAGATGCGTTCATGGTTATCGTCAGCGAACCAGCAACTAATGAGCGATCAGAGCCGAGGTCGAGAAAACCGACAGCGCGTTTGTTGGCGTCGGTGTTGTTATAGACGATACCCCAGCGGCCATTGGTAAAGCCTGACGCATCTTGTGCAAGCGTTATATCTGCGCAATCCATCGCTGCTCCTGTTGCATTTAGCGCCCATGCTTCCGAGGCAAGCACAACTGGAGCGGTGTAGCTTGTTCCTCCCGTTGCGACTTGGTTTGTCGAGAAATTGGTCGTTCCTGTGCCGCCCCAATGCGGAGCCGAGGTATTTACTGCCGGAGTAGCCGCCGTGGTGATAATGCCCATACGCCAATCGTCTGTGTCCAGATCGTGGATTTTGTTGCCGAGATCGTGCAAGCCTTGTGCAAACCACTTAAAATCTCCTGATGCCATGTGCGTTACTCCTTATATTCTTGCGGTAGATAGTTGCCATCCTTGACGGCTTGATACGAGTCGCGGCAATGGTTTTCGTCGCGGAAAATGAAGTTGATTGCCTTGATTGCTGCCTGGTATTGCTGCCGATATACCCACGCGCTGATAGGCTCTGCCGGCAATCCGCCGCGCAAAACGTTTAGCCCGAAGTCAGCCCATATCAGCACGCGCTTGGGGATGTTCATTTGTTCGCACTCAAGTTAGCAATCGTCGTGTCTTTGGACTGACTGCGCATTGACGAACCGCGATGGAAATTGACCACCGTCATGCAGAGCGTGATGAGCGAACCAAATGTCGTGAAGAACAATTCCTTATTGGTCGTCGGAATCTCATGGAACAGGATCAGATAAGCCATTGCGAAGGTTGCCACTACGATGAATATGTCCATCCAGTAAGCGACGTTCTTGGCAAGATATGAGGCGTGTTCGCTGTCTTGCACTGCCGAGTCGTGCTTGCGTGCTGAGTCGGTATCCGCGAGGTAGGCTTTCTCGATGTCTCCATCGATGCGCTTGGATTCAATCTCGGCTTTGTTGCGCTCATCGTCAGAAGTAAATAGGGAGTCGGCAGCCTTGCCAACGGAATCAATTACCTTGCCAATTGCGCCGACGGCTATGTCGGTTAGTGGGGTCATTGACATATAGATAAACCCCTTTTAATCCAGCCAGGCCAGAAAACTCGCTGCGTCTTGTCCTTCATTCCTATGGCGTGATAACGCGTAATATTGGCTATGCAATACATCATCAGAAAGCGCTCTTCATCCATCGTATTAAGTGCATAAAGCGTCTTCTGCCCGAGTTTCCCGTCAGCTATGGTGCCGACTACGGTCTGAGCTAACTTGATTGCGTTCGCGCCCATATTGACGTATTGGCCGAACAAGGCTTCTGCAACTCGCTGGCTCTTGATAGAGTCGCCTGTAATCTTGTTCCAATATTCGACGCGGTAGAAATCTCTAACCATCTCAGTCGGTGGCGTGTCGCCAGCATCGATGAACTTCCAGCCGATCCACTCAGGGTGGAACTTGCGGGAGATTCCGAAGAACGTAACTCCACCGCGATCATGAACTTCATTTGATAGAGAAGTCCCTTCATCCCTTGCTAATCTTTGAAATGCCTTTTCGTACTCTGCCATCAGCCGCACCTCACAACGCTAAGTACAAATTCCCAAACTGAAATGCTGAATCCCCCCATGACAAGCAAGAGCAAAACAACGGGAATCCAGAATAGCCAGTTGGGTATCATTTAATTTCTATTGTCACAGGCGTTGAAAACTCTTCGCAGGCTTCGATTCTTGCGACAAGCCCGCTGATAGACATTGCGCACTTAAGCGGCCCATCGCTGCCCAGTACGCTGCCGATGCGGACATGGCAGAGATCATCGTCTGCAATCCAGCCGCCATCAGTGACGAGGGGCAACACTCGCCCATGTACATGGCTGTATTGCGTGCTGACTTTTCGCGTGCCAGATCGTATAACTTGGCTTCCATCGTCATTCACCTTCGCGTAACAAAATCGTTTGTTGTCGATGTAGAGCAGACCGTTTTCAATCGTCAGCTTCATACCTCTTCCTCATTCAGCTTGGGAAATGGCATTTCATTAACCTTTTGCTCAATGATCTTCAGGTGCTTGTATTTGTAATGCCAGTTGATGCCGAAGGTAAGAATCGCCAACACCATGCCGAGGAGAACCGCGAAATCATTAGCCGTCATGCCGAAGATGACTAAAGCGCCAGAACTGGCGTAAGAAGCGATTGATGTCTTTGGATCAGTCATTTCTTGACCTTTACCGGCTTAGTTGGTTTAGCCTCTTCAACCTTTGGCGCATCCATGAATTTCGCAATGCCAATTTCAACAAAGTGAGCCGCAATATCCAGTGGCACGCGCATTGTGTCGCCTGCACTAAACCCGCCATATTGACTATTAGCGCCAGAGACAATGAATTTGATCTGTGTCTGCATTTTTTGACCCCGTTAATTTCTCGAAAGAAACCCACTGCCGAAGCAATGGGCTTGATTCGCTTAATTAAGCAGGGGTCAGGTCGCCGCCACGAACAGCAGCCGGCTTCTCAGTAGCAAGAGCCAATCGACGCTCTGCGCGGAGAGTGATCAAGTTCTTCGTAAAGTTATCGCTGTCAGAATCAGACATTTCCACAACCACACCCTCGCGGTTATAGAGCATGTAAGCCTCAGAGAAGCGACCGATTTGGAACGTATCAGCAGCCATGCCAAGCGACTGAATAACCGGTAAGCCAAACAGGAAGGCTTGACCAGCGGCATTGACGTTGTAAAGCGTCTGGCCGGCAGCAATGGTGAATAGCTCAATTTCGATAGTTGCCCAATCAGCCGGGTTCAGCACAATGGCGTCAGGCGGGAAGCCGGCAGCGTACAAGTCAGCAATAATCTTGCGGAACAGAACCAGCTTTTTCAAGGTAGAACCCAAAGCAGCATTGGCGTAACCGTGCGCGGTGTAATTGCCGGTATCGTAAGTTCCTGAAATGTTCGGAGCAGTGCCATCACCAACAACCAACTGCACATCAACCTTCTGGTTTACACCGTAGCGCATACGTGTATTGACGTAAGCAGCAAGAGCCGGAGCATCAGCAGCCAACTGTTTTGAAATCTTGATCCAGTGGGCAACGGTGGAAACCGGCATATTTACCAGCGTCCAAGTCAGTGCGGATTCAGCCTTTTGAGCAGCTTCGGCAGCTTCCGCAGCGGAATTGGTGAAAGAGGCTTCTTTCGTAAATTCGATTGCGTTAGAACTGGTTGTGGTCGAAGGCAACAGCGCTTCCATCGAGAACGGAACAAAAGCACCGCCGACGATGCCAGGTTTGCGATCAGGCGCGACGGTTGCATCAGAACCAGTAAGAGTATTCTTGACTTCAACGCGCAACTTGTTCATTTGGCCGCCCGCAAAGTCGGCATAACGGGCCGATTTGATGAACTGTTCGCCCCATGAATCGTCTTTCTTGGCTTCCGGTTCAGCCGGATCGCGTTGCTCAATGGCTAACAGGCGATCAGCAAGGATACGTTGCTCAGTGCCGATATTGTCAATTGCGGTTTTGGTGTCAGCGGATACTTTGCCGAGGTTAGAAATTTCAGCATCTGCCTTGGTAGACATCGCGTTAAGTTTGGATTCAACAGACTCAAGAGCCTTGATAATTTGTTCAGACATGGTATTTCCTTTTCTTTGGACGAAAAAAAACCGCCCGGAGGCGGCTTGCGTGATGCAGGTTTGTTTTAGGCGGTAAGTCGCCCAAGTATTTCGGCTATTCGTTTCGCTTCGACATCTTCTGGAGCATCCCGCCCTTCAAAGATGGCTTTAGCGCGAGAGACAATAGCCATCGCCTCCCATTTGCCCAACCCTGCATCCCGCAGCAGTCGTTCAATATCGCGCTCTGTCTTGCACTCCGGCAGCAGAGACTCAAAATCAATAGATTTCACGTTGGTGATTCGCGCCGAGTTGTCTGCCGGGAAAACAACCGGCGAGACTTCCATCAGCTTTGACCATTTGGTAATGATTCGGCCTTTGTCGGTCTCTTCGTAGTCGCCTTTTTTCAGATAACCGCCGATTGACAGTCCATCAAGCGTTCCGTGTTTCATTGCGGCGCGAACATCCGCAGCCAGCGCGAGGCCAGGCGTTAATTCACCCTCAACGAACAGACCTTTGCTGTCTTCTTCGGCCTTAGTCCATTTGCCAATCGGCATATCCCAAGAGTGATTGAAGAACATTTTTGGCATTTCAGACGCTATTGCATGCTGAAAAGCACCTTTTAGGATGGTGTCGCCATAAGAGTCGATTCCGCCAAAAACCGAGGCGTAACCGGAGAATTTCCCCGTTTCGCCGTCTATTTTTAGCGAAACTTCTTCGAGTTTCAGGGTTTTTTGTATCAACATATCGTTACCTCACTGCGCCAAATCAGCGCCATTTCCACCCGAATTAACGATTTGCCCCAAGTTTTTCAATGGCAAAAGGTTACTTTGTGCGGTTAATTCGTCTGCACCATCGTAAGGAGGCAGATTCTCTAGCTGACGGCATTCGTTGCGCGTCATAATCCCGTTTTGCACGTTCTTGGCGTACAGTTCAGCCCGTTGTGTCGGACTTCCGCGCAACAGGGCATCAAGCGCAAATTCAATTGAGTTTTTAATGCGCTGACGCGGCGTTAATACTCGTTTTCGAGTTGCCTGTTCTACATTTACCAGCATCGGCCTGATAACTAGCTTGTACCAGCCGTCCAAGATTTCAGTGATTGCACTGCCCCACGTTGTTACGTTTGAGTGATGCACAAGAACTGGTGGTGTCGCGTACCATCGGCAAATTTCTTCAACACCAAAATGACGAGTTTCAAGCAATTGCTGCTGTTCAGGAGACATGCTTAATTGCTCATACTTCATATTCGCTTCAAGAACGTATAGGCGAGAAGTATTACCCTCTGACATGCCAGCAAAAGAACGCTGCAAGGCGTCGCGCTGCTCTTTGTTCAGCACTTTATCCAGCATCAGTACGCCGGTTGGCTTTCCGCCTGTTCCGAATATCTTAGATGCTGTAGATTGAGCCTTTGCCGCTTCGTCCGTAGTTGCGCGCATGAACTCAAGTTTTGAGAGTCCAACTGTGCCATTGCCTAGATTCTTTAGATGCAAGACGTTTTCAGCGGCAAGAATTGCTAAGTCGTTTCCAATCTGGTATTGATAGACCATTGAGCCGTCATCAAGTACGCGAACCTCTACCTGATCGGAAGGCATTGGCCACATTGCGAACGCTTCGCCATTAGGGTAGCGATCAATCCGCGCGTAGGCATTTCCGCGCAAATCATGATTCATGATCATTGCACGCCAAAACTCGTATGGAGTCATACGAGAATTTGGGGATTCGTGCAGCAATGCGTAAAGGCTAGACGATCTGGCTAATTCTTTATTCCCATTTACTTGCTCGTAAGCAAAAAACGGAAGTGATGCGATTGTATTAGCGCGTAATTCTATGCAAGCCCATACGGTACTAATCTGAAGTGCACCATCAGGCCCAATATTGCCAACATCAGGCACGAGAGCAATGCCAGGAACGGGATTTTGAGTGCCGACGTTCTCGCTAATCGCGCCTCCAAATCCGAACCATTTAGCAAAATTCATGTTTTA